TCCAGGATAATACAAGGTCACCTCTAATCCCCAAAATTCAGACAACCTATTATTAATTCCTTTGGTAATAATTTGTTCTGCCATTGTTTGTGCATTTTGTCCTAAGTCCGTTAAATCTAAATAACCCTGTCCTAATAAATATCGTTCCAGAATCGTATGCATTGCGGTCCCACGGTTAGCTGCTTGATCCACGATCCTCGTTGCATTATCCGTGCCCATACGTTCACGCCAGGCTGCCAACGAAGCCTTCTTCTCCTCAGACTGAGTCGCAGAAAGAATCGTGGTGACTGATGGGAGCTTCTCTTCTCCCACATCATAGTGCCTGGCGTTATTAATCAACGAACGAGAAGAAGTAGGATAGTCATATAGTTTATTTAATTTCATAAATTTCTTTTTGTATTTTTCTCACCTCTCGTATGTCTTTATCCATTTGTTTTAATTGTTCTTTGTACCGTTTATCCGCAATGCGCTTAGGTTTATTATATTTATTTAAGTGCTTTGCGACTGGATTCGTACGTGACATATAGTTTGCTCCAACTAATGTTTGACAAATAACAACCTAACTTACTTACTTTGGTCCAAAACCATTTTCGTAGTGCCATTTTCATATTGATAAATAACATAATGATCCTTTCCGTTCCAATAATAACCAATGACCTGTTTCATTATTGCTCCTTCATATAAAATTCACAATCTGCAATACTAGGTTCTTGTAGTATTATTTCACCTTGACTCTTACATTGTGAACATTGTTTAGTTTCACTGTAAGGGATAACATAAACGAATCCATTACCTTTACAGTTGTCACAAATGACTTTATGCGTCCTTACCGTTCTTGTATCCATTTTTTTTTGCCTCTTTAGTGGTTAAGATTTCAATAGATTTACTGATGGTAAGATCAGCATCAGTTAGTTTGCCTTTTGATAGAAAAGCAAGCATTTTGTAGGTTTTAATCGGTACCGAAACCGATTTAAACTTATTTGGGTCTGCCATTATATGTCCTTTCTGATTTGTTTTTTCTTCTCATAGATATGGGAATCTATAACATAAAAACAATACTTGCAAGTAAAATCTTTTTAGAGTACTATAAAGACCTCTTCTCACACCTTTTGTTTGCTCGTCTCTGAATTCTTTCGGAGACGGGCAGCAATTTAATAGACATACCTGTTTTATAATGTTAGCTTTTTCCGCTTATGGAAACTTTTATTATGATAGTTATGTTATGCCACTTAGATTATTTTAATGGTCAAGAAGTATGTATTCCTATGACTCCTCAACCTCAAATATATTATAAATCAGAAAAAGAATGTAATGATGCAGCTTTAGAAAAAAGAAAAGAAATGCAAATTATAGGTAATGATAATAAATTAATAATTACCGGTATTTATTCAGACTGTATTAAAGATCAAACTAGACAAGGTGCTTAGGGGTGCCCCTGGCCACGTTCCGATTTCTTTTTGCCTTTATGTTGTTTAGAATGTCTTCCCGGTCTTTTAATTCTGTTTCTTTTTAAAAGTTCAGATACACCTAATTTACTCTTTTTTGCCATATATATCTAATAAATCTTTTTGGATACTATTAACAGGAATGTATTTAATAACTCCATTTACTTTTTGTTCTGTATCTTCTCCACAAAAAGTACAACGATAATAATCTTCTACAATAAAAACCAATGGTGTACATTCATTACAATGAGGACAAACACCGTGAACAACAGTAGTTCCTAATGTAAAACTTCTTTTTTTATTTTTTGCCATTTCCTATCGTACCTAAAGCTTTACCCATTGTCTCGTATTTATTTTCAATTTTTGTTTCTTTTGCGGCGCATCCTAATGATAATAATAAACAAAACAAAATTAAAATCCATATAAAAGGTATAATATTTTTTAATTTCATAACTTATTAAAAAAAATGATGAGAAAATAGATACCACATAATTAAATAAATAATAAAAAATTGCAATGGTGTAATGCCTTTTTTATTTTTATTATTGTACCCAAAGGGATCATCTCCAAATGTCATTTTTTGATAAACCATTCTTTAATAGATTGATAAAAACCAATAATAATAACAAACAAACAAGTAAAAAAGAATAATGTAATTAAGCCTATTTGCATAAATATAGTTATAAATAACGATAATAAATGAAAAAATGTGGATTTAGTGAATTTAATAACTAATTTTGTTATTAACTTTATGCCCATATGAGGTCCTATTTTCATTAAATAATACAATCCATCCTTTGAATCTTTTAATTGTTGAGTCAAACTTTTCATATAATTTCCTCATAATCATTTGATTTCCCCCCAACTCATACCTTGTTCGTAGTCTACTTTATTTGGAACTTCCAATTGAACTGCTGATTCCATTATTTCAATAATTTGAGCGGCCATTTTATCATCTTGAACTGATATGTCTACCTCATCGTGTATTTGAATATGAGGAATAATTTTATTCTCATATAAAGCTATCATTGACTTTTTAGTCATATCAGCAGCTGACCCTTGAATCAGTCTATTCAAAGCTTTATAAGTAAATGCTCTTTTTAATGGCTCATCATATTTTCTTCTAGCTTCTTCTAAAGGAAGAGGTTTAAACACCCCAAATTCAACTGGTTGCCATAAGTCAAAATGACAGGCTCTTCCTAATAAAGTTCTAATCAATCCTCTATCATTTGCTTTTCTAGAAACATTGTCCATTAGTTGTTTTACAAAAGGAGCATTGCGATGGTATTGATGTATTAATTTTTCTGCGGAATCTTTCATTAATCCTAATTCTGCCATTAATTTATTTTTACCCATTCCATACATTAAACCTAAATTAATAGTCTTAGCTTGTTTACGTTCAATCCCTGCCATATCAGCAACCACCTGATGGAAATCTGCATCTCCAGCTGCATAAGCATCAGCAATTTTATTAGCCCCATCTAAATTTTGTAATTTTGCATAATGAACTAAAATTCTTGGTTCTTGTTGTGAGTAGTCAAAACTTCCCCATACACAACCTTGTTCAGGTATAAAGATAGATCGTATCAAGGGTCCTAGTTCAGGATGCCTTGCAGGAATTTGTTGTAAGTTTGGATTAGACATAGAAAATCTTCCAGTCACTGTTCCACCATCATCAGATCGTATTTGATTAATATCTGCGTGTATTCTTCCTTTGACTGTATGCTTAGTAATTGAATCTATAAAAGTAGTATGTGCTTTATTAATTTCTCTTGCATTAGAAATACATTGTGCAAGTTCGTGTGGATGATTAGCTAAAAAATTTCTAGTGAAGCTAGGTTCTTTAGATTTTTCTGTCCTATCATATGGTAAATTTAATTTGTCAAAAGCTTTAGCAACACTTCTTGCTGCATTGATTTCTACGTCAATTCCACATAAGTCTTTGATTTTATTGAGTAATTTCTTTTCTTGTTGTATCAAATTTTTCTTAATTTTATCTGCTTTTTGCAAATCTACTCTTACTCCTTTAAATCTCATTTCTACTAAACAAGGAAATAATTTTGTTTCTAAATCAAAAATAGACATTAATTCTTGTGCATACATTTCCCTTTGCAAACATTGCCAAAGTTTCAAAGTAGATTCAGCGTCTTTTTCTGCATACTGTCCAACATACATTGATGGAAGTCTCCACATATCTTTTTTAGGATCCAATCCATATTCTTTTGCTGCTGCTTGTAAAACTTTTTCATCTTTACCCATACCACAATATTCTTTTGCTAATGAATCTAAACGATAAGATAATCTATTTTCATTAATTAAAGATGCAGCTATCATTGTGTCTACAATCTTTCCTTTAATTTCAATTCCCGCTGCTCTTAACCAACATACGTCATACATTGCATTATGAAAAATAAATGTAGTATCTTCTTTTTTAAATAAATCTTTTAACCAAGAGATAACTAATTTCTTATCCATATTACCTTGTTCGTGACCAATAGGATAATAACCAGACCATCCTTCTACAGCTACGGCTACTCCAGCTATATGTCCACGTCCAACCACGTTCCCCGATCCAAGTTCCATTAGCATTGGGTCATTGGTTTCCAAGTCAATAGCAATTTCTTTATGTCCGGTAAGATCTTTTAATTCATCTGGCATTACCCATTCTGTTTCCGGTGCAAATAATGGTATCTGTGTGGTTCTCATTTTTTCTTTTTTCTCATTTCTTCTATTTCTAATTCACAGTAATGAATAATTTTTTTCAAATCTTCTATTCCGTTTTTATCTTTATATCTCACTACATATTTAATTACATTACCCTGGAAAAAAGATAAGTTATTAGCTGTAATAAATGTATAAGGCTGTATGGTGTGTTTAGAATAATGATCGCCGCCTTCCTGTCGGCTAGAGGGAAATGCTTTTTCTAAATCTGATTTACTGGTCATATTAAATAAGCTCTGTCAAAATTTTTAGGATCTACAATATGTAATTCTCTTTTTGCTCTTGTGATTCCTGTGTAATATAATCTATGAAATTCATCAGGATCATATTGCAAAGTTTCTAATGCAGCATTAGTTAGATCTTGTAAAATTAATACTTTCTCAGCCTCTCCTCCTTTAGCTCCGTGAATAGTAGACATTACTATTCTTGGATTTTTATTAATCTGCTCACCATTAGCTCTCATATTACGGATATAGTTTTCTGTCAAGTGATCTAGGCCTTCAAATGATTCATACCAAACTTTATCTGTTAACAAACCATATTTATCCAGACAATCTTTTAATGAATATTTTTCTTCTGAGTGAAATAATTTTCCAGTTCTAAATCCTTGTGCAACATTTGCTCCTAAATATTCGTAAATATTTTTAATTTCTATATGAGTTAATAATGCGCCTTTTCTTAACTGTTCCCAATTATTTAATGCTAATAATAATTTTAATTTAATAGAATTAAATCCTTTATATTGATAATACCATCCTCGTAGTTCACACAACTCTTTCACATCTTCTAGAAAATGATTCGCAGTCGCAAGTACTAACCAATTTCCCTGTGACATATCTACTTGTGTTACATCTGAATATCTACGTAAAATACCTTCTTCATCCCTTGGTTTATATTGTTTATCAAAACGATTATGAATCTTTCCAATAATCTTTTGTGATAATTGATGTATAGGGCCTCCAGGAATACGATAAGACTGCTCTAGAGTCTTTATGTCATCTACCTCTTCTTTTAATGCTATAAAATGGTCTACATCGGCCCCTGCCCACTTAAAAATAGCCTGGTCATCATCTCCTGCAATATATGTTTTTTCTGCATTTTTCCATATTTTACGCACCATTTCCCACTGTAATAATGATAAATCCTGTGCCTCATCAACAAATAATACATCAAATTTAGACTGTATATTTTCATCTATAAAATCCTCAATTAAATCAGTAAAATCTTTCAGGCCTTTTTCTTGTTTATATCTCTTCAATTCTTCTGAAATTAAATATAAAGTATCTCGTTCAATATCTAATATATTTTTTCTTGAATCATAATAATCCAATAAATCCATTCTTTTGACCCTAGCTGTATTAATAATAGTTAAGTATTCATTATCTGAATTAAAAATTCCATCTTCACTAGAATATTTTGCTACTTTAATAGGTATTCCACACTTCTTACCAAAATCAAAATAATTATCTGGTGACATTATTTTTTCTTTAGTCATTCCTAACATTTTAAAAGCATAAGAATGCAAGGTTCTAAAATTTTCTAAATCAGTATCTAAATCTAATCCAAATTTTTCTGCAGCTCTATTGGCAGCTTCTGTTGCTGCTTTCCTAGTAAAAGAAAAATAACCTATTTGCCTTGGTCTAATTCCCTGTTGGATGAATTCGTCCACTAAATTCAACAACGTTGTTGTCTTTCCTGTCCCCGGCGGTCCTAGTATTATTGTTTTCATATTTTTTTATCTTTTTTTCTAAATATTGATTCCTTGTTCTTAACCTACTATTTTTTTCCTCTAAAAATTTTATTCTTTCTCTTAATTTTAAATTCCAATTGATTCCTATTTTCATTAGAAATGTTCTTCCTGGTATACTACTTTTGATACCGAAGCCTCATTTTTTTTCATTGTTTGTATTTTAATCAATCTAGGTCTTCCCCCTTTTAGTTCTGGTCTTATCTCTTCTGCAAAACAATCTAATTGTTTAATTAAATTACCTGTTTTAATTTTATCTAATTCCCAATTATTTTTTTTACAAAAATTATAAAAGTCTTCTATTCTAAAATAAGTAAATATTCTTTCCTCATCTGTATATGGAAGTTTATTAAATACATCTTCCATTGTTCTTGCTGATTGTCTATTGGTAGTCCAATCTTGTAATAAAGAATGTATTTGATTTTTTGGATTTAAAGATTGTAATGCTTCTACTTCTTGTAGATTATCCATTAAAGGTTTTAAATAATAATTCTTCCAATCTTTTGGTTTTGGTACTGGTATAATTAAATTTGCTTGATCTAAACAAGCTAATGCGAATAACCCTGCATTATAAAGTTGTTCTGTTTTTAATTCTATTCTTGATTCACCTACATTTAAAAACCATTGTGGTGGTGTAGATGCATATTTTATTAAATTTCCTAGTGGTGGTATTTGTTCTTCATCATATCCTACACCATATTTTTTCATTCTGCATAAACCAGAATTACACACAGAATTAATAGGTGCGTCTTTACATCTATATTTATCATATCCTTTTCTGTTAACTGATTTAATTAATTGTTGAACTTCACCATTACTTAATGGTGGTTTCATATATT